TTATGATAATCGCCAAGGAAGAAACAAGTCTCACAGTTTTCTTTTTTTGCGGTCTCGATAAACCAATTTACAAATTCAAGACAGTCATTATTGTGGGCTTCACTATTTGATTTCAAACCTAGATGCAAATCAGTAAAGACAATCGCTTTTTTAAATAAATTACTCATACGCTATTTTAAACTCGTTGGTTAGTGAAAGCAAATACAATTTGCCCAGAATCAAACGCACGATAGAATCCATTTTGATTCATATTTTCTACTTCAGATTTTTGCGGATCAAAAACAAGAAGTTTGTCTTTTAACTTATGTTTTTGCCAAGCATTTCTTGATCCCACTAGCCTACCTGCTTTTGTATACACATATCCTGGAGCAGTAGTATGAGTTGCAGTAAATCCGCAAGCAGAATACACACGGCCAGAACTAAATCTGCGGTGACAATAACTGATCATTGTTTCATCATCTTTCATTTGTGCTGAAATAAAGTGTTTGATCAATTTTGATGCCCCACCAATAACAGCATATTTTTTCTTAGCAGATAACCTAAGTAACTCGTAAGATGCTTTTTTTGTGAATCTACTTTTACCAAAGGTGGCGACCATAAATAATTCTCCATTCTCATTTATTAGCCCGTAGTTCACGCTACTGACACAGTCGCCTTGAATATGATTTTGATCCAGAAACTCTCTTTTGCTTTCACTGTTGAGGCTGATTAGTGACAACTTTCTTGCGAAAACTTTGGTTGACAATTTCATCAGGTGTTCAATCCTGCTGATGATAATATCCCATTTGTCATTCAACTCCCAATCCCAAAACTGCATTAGCGTAATTCCAGCTTTTTCAGAAGCAATGATTTTGTTTAAATGATAACTTTGACTTTTGACAAACTGCTCTGAATGCCAATATCCCCCATTCACTTCAATTCCTAACTTAAAATCTGGAAAATACACATCAACTTCTTTTGGAGATATAACACTTCTATTATGGAGTTCAACTGAAATATTTTTTGATTCAAAGTAACTTTTGAACTTACGTTCCAGTTCGGTTGCGGTATGAGCTACAATGGGCAAACTATGCTTATGAAAGTATTTGTTTAGATTACTACTGCTTACACCTAGCTCAGACGCGAGCTCGCCGATTGTCTTCACTAGATTTGATGATGCAAGCCAGTCTGCGTTATTTAATTTTTCTAAAACAGATGGGGCATAATAGTTACTTTTCCTGGTATCTCCAGCCTTAGCTGCGAGGTTTGCATTTTGTAGTGGAACTTTAACTCCATATCTACTTAAATTAGTGGCAGCAACTTTATCACGAATTTCAGGGCAGCTCAACACATTTTCCTTGCCATATTTTGTCAAGTTAGCTGCTTTGATTTTCTCTTTAACATCTGCTCTTTGAAAATTTGAAGCAACACCATATTTTTCAATAGTAATTTGCTCGATTCTTTCTTTAACATTCTTGCTCTGTGCTGGATATGCTACTCCAAACTTTTTAACATTTGAAGAAATAACACGGTCATGAAACTCTTGTGTTTGACTATAGTGAGTGGTCCCAAATTTTCTTAAAGACGCTTCAATGATTTTCTCACTATGATCTCCACGCTGCGATGCCCACTCTACCCCATATTTTTTTAAGTTAGTAGCTTTATTTTTTTCAACCGAGTGTAATCCAGCACATTTTGAACAGCAAAACTTACGATATGCTCTATCGTCTGGATTCCATTTTAACTTATTTCCGCAAATACACAGTGGTATTTCACCAATATCATTGCTAGCATGAAAAATAAGTTGTCTGGGATTCAAAATTCCATAGTCATAATAATTTTTAAAGATAGAATCCCATAACTCTGAATCTATTAGATGCTTTAGGGATAAGTATTTTCTATCTTGAAAGTCTTTAATCGTAATCGCCAGTTGAGTCATAGCTTTGATTGCCACCCATCCCTTGCCGAGTATAAGATGGGTTTAGTGAGTTCATTTCCAAAATATCGTCTCTAATATTTTGATTCTGCTTTTCTATATTTAGTATCCTTGTAAAGCTATTAGTGATAGCTGATGTGTAATACGCAAATGGATTCTGCGATTTTGATTCATCAAACTGTAGCCCAACCTGTGTAAGTTGAAGGATAGCCTGCGCTTGCATTTCGTCACGGTATGAGTAACCGCGCCAGTTTGATCTTGTAACATACCTCTCGCATAGCTTCATATACATAGTGGCGAGTTTGTTGGTAATCTGCCCATGCGTCCTGCAAAACTCTCCAGTATTGATGTCACCTTGCCAATGACTTTTACCAACTAACTGCGGAACCAAGTTGTCGTCTAGCTTGTAATGCTGAAATGATGGAAAGTTTACCTTGACATACTTTTTCGGTGTTGGAGTAGCTAATGCTGCTGGCAAATCAACATCCAGCTCGCCCAATCCGTCGTCAAAAATTTCTGGATCATCAATAACTGATTCGACCTTTCCTTTGACCTTGTTACCCTTTATGATTTTCGGAACAGTAGGAGCAGCAAGTGGTATATGATTCCATGTCATCAGCCGAAAAATAACATCTTGCGGTTTAATACTGTCGACAGATACAACAGCCAGCTCGTTTCTAGGTTTTTTACCTGCCATAAGCTCAAGTTCTTGAGATATTCGAGTAAGACGAGTTGCCCTAGCAGCAAGTGCTTCTGGCGGAAAAGTAGCAGTAACTGATTCTGACTCGCCTGTGTCCTCATCAACAATAATGCGAGTTTCAGTTTTTTCTTTTAACAATCCTGGAATGTCAGCTAAATCACGTATAATAATATCGTAATCAGCGTATTCGGGTTTAGTAAAGATACAGTATGTGGTTTTGCTTTTGTGAATCTCTTTAAGAATGTCTTTGTTGTTCAGATAGTTTATTTTTTTAGTTGGTACGATTAGTGATGACATGAGACACGGTCCTTTAATATACTACTATTTTAACAAAGATAAATATCATATAGCAAGCGAAATGATATGACAACTACCACCTTTTTACTAACTTTGACGAATAACTATGGCAAATGAAGAAACATCAGCTATAGCTAGCCCAAACTCTCCAGCAGATCCGTTTATTGCTGAAGATCCATATGAGGTGGCAAAGGGTAGCGGATACTCTGATGCAAGGGTGTTAACCGACGACCAAAAAACTTGGATAGGTGGTGCTGATCCGAATGATCCTTATATCATGGCTAGGATGGAGGGAAGCTCTTTCACTTCAAGTGACAGTCTTAAAAATATGGGATCTAGCTTAGGCGGAGGTATAACCACGCTTGGAGCAAATATTAAAAATGGTATTTCAGATTCTGTCGCCAACATTGGTAATGGGATATCAAACGTTAAAAATAAAGTAGCAGCACTATTTACTCCAGGAAGCCCTGCCGCAGCGAACGCAGCGCAATCGTTAATCAAAGGATCTGGGGTAAGCGGCGCACTTTCTGCAGTATCAAACATCTCTGCTGGAAGGATACAAGCAGGCGGCGTTCCAATTCCGTCTACACTATCGGCCCCGTCCGACGCAGTAGCTAAGTGGTCTAACCCAGATGGAAGTACCAGTGGCTCTGCCGGCAGCAACTCTGATGATTGGAGATTAAAAGTCTCGCTGTTTGATCCGTCATTATTCAGTGGCGGGGTACTTATACCACTTGAAAAAACGGGCGGTTTTATATTTCCTGTAACTCCACAAATTAATATAACTCACACTGCCAAATATTCATCACTATCACCTACCCATAGCAACTATGCTATGCAGTTTTTTGAAAGTAGTGAAGTAGCTGCAATACAAATAACTGGTGAGTTTCCAGTTCAAAGCACTGAAGACGGGGCATACCTACTAGCTGGGTTATACTTGTTTAGGGCAGCTACTAAAATGTTTTGGGGAAACGATGCTTTGGCCGGAACTCCGCCCCCAATGTTAAAACTATCTGGGTATGGGGCTGAATATTTTCCAAACGTGCCTTGTGTATTGACCTCAATGCAACACACTATGCCCGAGGACAAAGATTACATTAATGTTGACGGAACTTGGATTCCAACGCTAAGTACACTAACTATTACACTGCAACCACTATACAGCAGAAATGCAATGACTAGTTTTGATTTAAAGCAATTTGCTGCTGGCGGGTTACTTGGGAAAGGATTCATTTAATGGCTACCGTGGCATATTCCAAATTTAGTCCATACGCAAAAACAAAATTGTTTGGGCAATTTCTAGACGTAATGGTCCCTAGAAATATAACGCAACTAAAATCTGATAAATCCTACACGATTGCTAAAATATATGATTATCGTCCTGATTTACTTGCCTACGATTTATATGGTGATACTAGATTGTGGTGGGTATTTGCAATGAGAAACCCAGATGTTCTTAAAGACCCGCTATTTGATTTTACTGTTGGTAATACTATAATTTTGCCAGATAAAGCTACTCTTTTCACTGATTTAGGAATTTAATGTGGCTGATAGAAATGTTTTGCATGATTATGCTACCTACACTTACCGATTAAGTTTACACGCAATAAGTCCTTCTAAATATAATGATTTAGTTGATTCACCAGATGGGTACAAACCCACTAATGTTTTAATTTCCAGTGGTGGTGCTCGTGGTAGCAGTTTCCCGCGTGACCCAAATTTCCATGAGGATTTTTACTTTGACAAACTTTCAATAGAAACTGTAACTGGGATGAGTGCTACTACTAGAAATACTAATGCTATCACTCTTAATTTTACAATTATTGAACCATATGGGCTTACCTTACTCAATCGTATTATTGATGTAGCAAGCAGCCTTGGTGCTGAGAATTTTAAAACAATGCCGTTTATACTGCAAATTGATTTTTTTGGTTCTAAAGATGACGGGATTCCGACACAAATAACTGATATAACTAAAAGGATACCGATACGGTTTCTTGAATTTAAAATGAAGGTTACTAATAAAGGTGGGGTTTATGAAATATCTGCAACACCGTATGGCCACACTGCTTTTGAGGAGACTGCGGTCACTACTCCCGTTAAACTTGAAGTAATGGCCAAAACAATTGGTGAATTTTTTAATGCCCATGCTCACGATCCTGGCAATTTAGCTCAAGTTGGTGAAGTAGTTTCTAAACGTGTTGCTTTGCAAAATGCAGTCACTAGCGCTCAACGATCTCAACGATCAACTCTCAATGATTCTGCTGCATCAGCAAGAGTAGAAAAATCTAAAAAAGATTTAGCTGCTTTTGTTGGAGTAACTCCGGCACCAGTTCAAATCACTAGTTATGCGGAAGCCGTAAATAAGTGGAATGATACCTTGCAGTTAGAAGGATTAATTGAGGTAGCGGATGTTATATCTTTTGAAGTTGATAAATCTTTCAAAGATTCAACTTTCCCTAAAGCAGCTGAAATTGCTAAAGATGCCATCGAAATGAAGCAAACTACTGATAAACAAACTGGGGTAGCAACAGCAAGGCATACAGCCGAAGGTGATGAAGTTCTTATTCCAATTAATCAAGGTACATCGGTAACTGAGGTAATTGGTATTGCAATGCGAAACAGTAAGTACATACGCGATCAAGTTTCTGAAGAGCCGACAAATAAGACTGGGTTTATAGATTGGTTCAAGATTATTCCAAAAGTTAAATTGCGCGCTTACGATAAAATTCGCAAAACTTTTGCTAAAGAGTACATTTATGTTATAAAAAAATTTAAAGCGCCAAACACTGAAAACAGATTTGCTGCAAAAACAACTCCAACCAAATCAGTTAAAGATTACAACTACATTTTTACTGGTAAAAATGATGATGTAATAGATTTAGACATGACGTTTGATACAACTTATTTTACTGTTGACTCGGCTAAAAATACAAATTTGAATAATGTGAATGGAACACCAACCTCAGATAAGAAAGGGACCGACGAAAAGTCAAAATCCGCGAATTATAAAGATAGTAAGCCTGGGCAAAGCAATGAAAATGATGCTCTCAAGCCACAGCTTCATTACTCTGCCAACTCAGCGTCCACCGCGTCAAACGAGTTAAACTCGACTGAAAGAAAGGTTGGTGAACTTCAAGCTCAGATGTTATCTAGTGCCGCGGGTGATATGCTTAGTGTTGATTTAAAAATAATAGGCGACCCTGCGTTCATTAAGCAAGATGATATTTTACATACATTAGCATCTGGAGAAACTACTACTGACGGTGGAATCGTCACTGACAATGAAGAAATTTATTGTAACTTAACTTTTTTAACCCCGAGCGATTATGATGATTCAACCGGGTTAGAAGATCCAAAACAATCGAAATATACTTCAAGTGTATTTTCAGGGTATTATAAAGTTCTTACCGTTACAAGCGAATTTCAACGTGGACAGTTTACTCAAACTCTGCATTTAGTTAGATCACCAATACAACCAGAAAAATAATTTATGGCTTCAAATAATAGAGTAGGAACTAAAACACCAAAATGGGTCAATCCAGCGTCAATTCCTGGAACACTCTTAAGTCCCGGACCGTATATTGGGGTCGTTAAAAATAATGTTGACGCTAATAGGTCTGGCAGAATAGAGGTATTCATTGAAGAATTTGGTGGCCTCGAAGGGCAGCCGTCACACTGGATAACAGTTCAGTATGCAAGTCCCTACTTGGGAGCATCGCGCTGGCCTGGCGTCAGGTCTGCTAAAAACAAAGAAAACACGTTCAAGACAGTAAACCATACTTATGGAATGTGGTTTACTCCACCTGACATAGGAAACTTTGTGCTAGTAACTTTCGTTGGTGGCAAAATTTCACGCGGGTTTTGGTTCGCTTGCGTAATGCCTGAGCTAACTCACTATGCTATTCCGGGTATTGCTGGATCTAACTTTTTAAAACTACCTGATGATGCAGCGTTGGCAGCGGCGGTAGATCAACCGCCATATCCTGTAGTAGAATATAACGACGCTAATGAAGGAAATATTAGCAGAGAAAATGAGTTTCTAACTATCCCCAAACCAATACATGAGCCACAGTTCCTTCACCTTCTTAAAGAAGGATTGGAGAACGATAAAAAACGCGGTGTATTAACTAGCAGTTCGCAACGTGAAAGCCCAAGTAGGGTGTTTGGTATTAGCACGCCAGGCCGCGACGGACCAGATAAAGATAAAGACACTCAGGCTGTTGAAAACAGACTCGGTGGGCATACGTTTGTAATGGATGACGGAGATGAAAGCGACCAAAATGACCTAATACGGTTGAGAACGGCTGCCGGCCACCAGATTCTAATGAACGATAGTGAAAAAGTGATCTACATTAGCAACTCGTCGGGCACTGTATGGATGGAGTTCACTGATGACGGCAAGATTCATGTATTTTCAGAATCTGACGTAAATGTGCGGTCCAATGGAACTCTTAATCTTCATGCTGAAAAAGACATTCATATGCATGCTAAAGAGAATATTACGATGTGGGCTGGCACTTCGATACATGAGCAAACAAAAGACTTTTCCATCAAAGGAACAACTACCTTGAAGATGTTTGGGCAAGAGACTGAGTTGTCTTCGGGTAGCACTTTAAAGTTACAATCAGCTACAACTGGATCTTGGGCCAATGGTGGGGACTTGATTCTTTCAACTGGTGGCAAAATTTATCTCAACACAATGCCCGCCCCTAGCGTTCCTACTCCGGGCAATATACCAATCAACACGTTTAAAGAAACAATTCCGACAAAACCCGCGCCGATTTACAAGTATAAAGTTAATTCATCAATAACTTCTACTGTAGCTGAACTGACCGCGCATGAGCCATGGGTCAAACATGCCAGTGGTGGAAGTAGTGCTGCCAGTGGTGGAAGTAGTGCTGCCAGTGGTGGAAGTAGTGCTGCCAGTGGTGGAGCACCTGGTGCTGGCCCTGCTGGTGCTAGCGGGCAAGGGGTACTTAAACCAACTATTACTAACGACGATATTTTAAAGCAAACACCAGGAGTTGATAGTATTGGTAAGATGAACCCGTCTGACGTTGCGGCGTTAAAAGCACAGTTAGCTAAAACAGAGTCGGGTGGTAAGTATGATGCAGAAAATCAGTTTGGTTATGTTGGAAAATACCAGTTTGGATCAGCCGCGCTGGCAGGTCAAGGATATATGAAGCCAGGGGTTAAACAAAGTGTTGCCAACATGAATAACCCAGACAACTGGACTGGTAAAGATGGTATTCATAGTATAGCAGATTTTAAAGCAAATCAAGCGGTTCAAGAAAAAGTTATGGATACTAACTTAGAAAACAACTATAAACAACTTTTGAAAAGTAAAACTGTTACCTCTGATTCTAGTCCAGCAGACATTGCTGGTAAATTGTCAGTTGCCCACTTACTTGGTGCTGGTGGTGCAAGCAAATGGGCCAAGGGCGGTGGTGGGCAAGATGCCAATGGTACGACGGGCGATAAATACTATAACAATGGTAAATATGCAGTAGTGACGGCCGCTGCTAAAAACAATCCACCAACATCAGGATAGCATATGGCACTCTATAATGGGTTTTCGACAGTTAACCGCAGCAAGAAGTTTGTAATACACGACTTTGAGCTGGCGAAGCAGGATTTAATGAATCACCTTTTTATTAAAAAAGGTGAAAAAATCATGGACCCTAACTTTGGAACCATAATATGGGGTGTGTTGTTTGACCAGCTAACGGACGAACTCAGAGACGCGATATCAAAAGACGTGACTAAAATAGTTAACTCTGACCCTAGACTCGTCGCAAACAATATTACCCTAACTGAATACCAACACGGAATTCAAGTGAAAATAGAGCTAACCTTTGTTGAAACTGATCAGAAGGATGTTCTCTACGTCAACTTTGCACAGTCAAAGTAATATACTAATATTATCGCAACGATAAATAACTATATAACTTCAATATAATTTATATAGTAAACTTAAAACATTAAATAAACTATATAATATAATTTATGACTCAATTAGTTCTAAAAGCATTCAAATACCGAATCTATCCCACTAAGGAACAGACTAGTTTTCTAGACCGTAACTTTGGAGCGGTTAGATATATCTGGAACCAATTCGTTGCATCTTTCAATCATAATTTTATTGGTCCTTGTTTGCCTCAAGACGAAAAGTTCATTAAAGACCTACCCGGAAAAGAATTCTTGACTGAAGTAATTAGTTACGGTCTACAACAGAAAAGAATGGACTGGGTTGAATTCAAGAAGCAATTCTTTTCTAAAAAGAGAGCAGTCAAATTAGGTAGACCAAAGTTCAAGAAAAAAGGAGTTTCTAATGATTCATTTAAAATTCCAGGTCAATGTCTAAAATTTAATTCCTGTATAAATTTTGAGACTTCTAGAATCAAATTACCAAAGATGTCGCCTATTAAACTAGTTATCGATAGAAAATTTTCTGGATTGTTGAAATCGGTAACAGTATCAAAGAATAAAGCCAACCAATATTTTGTTTCGGTTCTAGTTGAAGAACCTATAGAGCTGAAACAAAATACCGGTAGGAGTATTGGTATTGATCTGGGTTTAAAAGATTTACTTATCTGTTCAACAGGCATGAAAATCAGTAATCCTAGATGGTTTCGTAAAACCCAAACGAAACTAAAAATAACTCAAAGAGCATTTAGTAAGAAAGTTAAAGATTCATCCAGATACAAACAGATGAAACTTAAAGTGGCTAGACTTTATCTAAAAGTAACTAACCAAAGAAAGTTTATTTATGATAATCTATCAACTTGGTTAGTAAATAACTATGATACCATAATTATGGAATCACTTAAAGTCAAGAATATGATTAAGAATAGAAAATTATCTAAGTCAATTCAAGATGCTTCTTGGTCTACTTTAATCGGAATGGTCAGCTATAAATCTAACTGGTACGGTAAAACGTTCCATCAAATAGATACTTGGTTTCCTTCTTCTAAAACTTGTTCTTGTTGTGGTCATAAACTAGAATCTTTAGATCTCTCTATAAGAGAATGGACGTGTCCTAGTTGCAATACTAAACATGATCGAGATCTAAATGCTTCAGTAAACATACTCTATAAAGGTCTAGATGATCTTTATAGTTTAACATCGGCCGAATTAGCCGATTACAGATGTCGAGAGTCAGTAAATCCTAAAGTAGAAATACCAAAGGTAGATTCATTGAAACGTCTAGTCAGTTTTATAGATTTTTATAAAACGGCATAATTATCATAGTCAAGGATCAAAGCGATGTCTTCATCATCACGTCAGCACAGTTTATTAGCCGCAGAGGATTGGAAAAAAATATACCAGACCTTCCGCGAAGCAGATTTTCAATCTTACGATTTCGAGACTCTGCGCAAGAGTATGATCGACTATTTGAAACTGTATTATCCAGAGGATTTTAACGATTTCATTGAATCAAGTGAATACATTGCGCTGATTGATTTGATAGCATTTTTGGGGCAAAGTTTAGCATTCAGATCAGACTTAAACGCAAGGGAGAGTTTCATTGACACGGCAGAACGTCGTGACAGTATTTTGAAACTGGCTAGACTGATTAACTACAGTCCGAAACGAAGCATACCTGCGTCAGGATTTCTTAAGATTGAATCCATTGCTACTAGCGAAAAGTTAACTGATTCCACTGGAGTAAGTATTACTGGGCTTCCTATCACTTGGAACGACACTACAAATAACAACTGGTTAGAGCAGTTTACGATCATTATTAACGCTGCTCTAATAGATAATCAAACCATTGGTAAATCAGGGAATTCACAGTTAATCAATGGAATAATGAATTCTGAATATACCGTTAACTTAACAACAAATACTCAGCCAACATTCGCGTTTAACGCCATTGTCAATGGAGCTCAAACACCATTTGAGATCGTCAGTGTCACCTCCGTTGGGCAGCAATACATTTATGAAGTACCACCTATAGCAAATAACAGATTTAATCTGTTATATCGCAACGATAACCAAGGCAACGGTAGCATAAACACTGGATTCTTCCTATATTTTAAGCAAGGAGCATTGAGCACACTAGATTTCAACCTTGAAGAATCTTTGGCTAACCGTGTATTAACAGTTGGGTATAATGGAATCAACAACTCAGATGTATGGCTATACTCATTAGATGTAAATGGTGCAGTTGATGTTAAATGGACACCTGTACCAACGGTTGCTGGCATCAATGTAATATATAACAAATCCGTAGATAAAAATCTATTCCAAATCAATACTACTGTTAACGATAACATTGACTTAGTGTTTGGAGATGGAGCATTTTCGAATATACCTGTTGGAAACTTTAGATTGTATTTTAGAACAGGGAACGCCCAGGCATACAAAATTTTACCAACTGACATTCAAAATACTTCATTCTCGATTCCCTATGTGTCACGAGCTGGAAATGTCGAGACCTTGTCGATCTTCGCATCATTGAACTACACCGTGTCTAATGCTACTGCTAGCGAAACATCTGAAGAGATTAGGCAAAAAGCGCCACAACAATACTACACTCAAGGTAGAATGGTCACGGGTGAGGATTACAATATTGTACCATACACAAACTATGCTAATATATCTAAAGTAAAAGCAGTTAACAGATCAAGTAGTGGGGTAAGCAGATTCATTGATGTAAACGATAGCAGCGGGAAATATTCAAGTACAAACATCTTTGCTCAGGATGGTGTTCTGTACAAAACTGCTCAAGACTACGAACTAAAACTGTCTTTCTTGAATACGAACACTATCGGGCAAATCATCAGTGACACTGTGTCAAATATTTTGAACACACGCGAACTACTTCATCGCTACTACGATGAAGTAACTGCCTATCAATATCCGAACGCAGAATGGGTAATGAGTTCATTAAATATTGGCGGTAGCACTGGGTATTTTAAAAATATGTTGACTGGGCAAATACTTCAACTTGGAAATATTACCAGCACTGCTGGGTCACATATTAAAGTCGGGGCATTGATTAAATTCACTGCTGGAACAGGAAAATACTTTAATGCGCAAAACGTAATCCTTCGGGGTTCCCCAAGATTTGATGGAGACAAGTTATACATATATGCTTCAGTAGTTGCTGTGCTTGGTGACGGCACCAATGGTGGTATTGGTACTATGTTAAATGGCCAAGGGCCAGTGACATTAAGTATCAAAGTTCCGACGGGTGCGGCTGTTCATTCCATTATACCAAGATATAGCAACACATTAACTACATTGACTATTCAAGAAATGGTTACTGCTGTTGCTGTGAAATCTAACTTTTATCTGAACTATAATGCGGAGCAGAGTATTTGGGAGTTAACCATTGGCAATGTATATGACAACAACTGGATTATTAGATTTGAAAACGTTGCTAACGTAGGGTATTCGGTATACTGGCGCGGACTATCATATATATTTGAAAGCAAGAAGGAAACGAAGTTTTATTACGACAATAAAGTCAAAGTATATGACAGCAAAACTAATACTGTTATTCAAGACAATATTAAGTTTTTAAAAGTAAATGCACAACCACTGACTTCGTTGCCAATGGGGTTGGATTACCGCATGAACATACTGTCTAATATTACAGAGGCAGATGGGTATGTAAATCAAAATAAAGTAACCCTGACTTTTACTGATACCAATGCTGATGGAATTCCTGATGATCCATACATTTACAAAAGTTTAGTAGACAGCAGCAATATTGTATTTTTCAAGAAAATTATTAGTTATGATAGTTTTATTCAATGGGAGTCATTCGACTCTTCTTTAGTTGATACATTATATACTAGTGTTTTAGAGATACCTATTTCTCAATACAGCGAGGGGCAAGTATTTTATATTCAATCAACCACACCAGAATTTTATGTGTTAATGAATCTTCAAGGCGCTTACTCATTGGTAAGATCTACTGATTACGTGGCTAAGAACGGTAGAGACAACCTGTATTTCCAATATACGCATAACAGCCCTGGAAATAATAGAATAGATCCAAGCCCAAATAATATCATTGATATTTATGTGTTAACTAAGGAGTATGCGGAAGCGTATAATCTTTGGATTAAAGATACGACTGGAAAAATTGAAGAGCCATTGCCCCCAACTACTGAGGAGCTATCGTTAGAATACACTGGCTTACAAAAATTAAAGGCAATAAGCGATACAATAGTGTTAAGCTCTGCAAAGTTTAAGCCCTTATTTGGACCCACTGCCGAGTTGTCGTTACAAGCGACATTTAAAGTAGTTAAAAACGCGTCAGTAAACATAAGTGATAATGAAATTAAATCGCGTGTGATAGCAGCAGTGAACAGCTACTTTGATACAGCAAATTGGGATTTTGGAGAGTCGTTCTACTTTAGTGAGCTAAGTGCGTATCTTCACTCGACATTAAGTCCAGCCGCCTCATCTATTATTATCGTGCCTGTTGATGCAAAATCACTTTTTGGTAACCTGTATCAGATCAATGCTGAAGCTAACGAGATCTTAACTAGCTCTGCTACAGTCGCTAACGTTGAGATTATCAGCGCAATCACTGCAGCAACTCTTAACGCGAACGTAGCAGGGTAAATACATTACTACACTGTAAACCAATGACAACAAGAACAATCAACTTTTTACCAGACGTCTTTAAGACCCCAGCAAATCAGAAATTTTTGAATGCTACTCTTGATCAGTTAGTCACTGAGCCGCAGTTTAAGAAACTGAATGGATATATAGGTAGAAAGTTTGCACCGACCTTTAACAAAACTGACAACTACTTGCCTGAGAATTCTCGCAACAGAACCCAGTATCAGCTTGAACCGTCCGTTGTAGTAACAGACGAGATTAAAAATGTCAAGTTTTTTGCTAGTTACACTGATTTACTAAACAAAATCTATTACTATGGCGGTAATATTTCAAATCACTCTAGGTTGTTTGAAAATGAAGCATACTCATATGATGGGATGATAGATTTTGACAAACTGATAAACTTTAACCAGTATTACTGGATACCTGAAGGGCCTGCCGCAATAGAAATATACACAGGCGCAGTAAACTTATTTGATGACTTTGTAGTTACTCGTAATGACAGACTTGGCGCGTATCAAATATCTGGATTTGGTAGTGTTGAAAATCCAACTATTACTCTTGCTCGCGGTGGCACCTATACATTTCAACTTAACCAACCTGGGTCAAATTTTTGGATTCAAACTGAGCCAGGACTAGCTGGAAAGCAACGATACCAAAGAAATATTTCAACCCGTGACGTGTTGGGGGTAGATCGTAATGGTGCTGACAACGGTGTTGTCACCTTCACTGTTCCTCAAGCAGACGCTCAAGACTTTTTCAAGCGTATGCCTACACTCCCGCTGTCAGAATCTGACAGATCGTTGGCTACTAACCTAACTTATGATCAGATTGATTCACAACTGTGGAGCAACATAGTTGCGAAATTTGGGGGCATTGACGGTATAACTGACGCCTCCCTATTACAAAATACTCCACGAATTATATTCCTTCAAAATCTAATAGAGCCAACAACTTGGAATGATGCTGGAGTATATAATCGTGCTGACTACGGAGTAGAAAAATATGATGAAGGACAAGATATACCACAATCAAAACAATTTGATATATGGCAAATAAATCTTGAACCTACTGATGACGGCGATTATATTGTTAACATCGATTGGAATGCAACATTTCCAGTTTCAAACAAAATACACATCACTACCGGTAATGAAAACGCAGGCAGAGATTTTTATCGCAAGGATTTGTCTACTATTGAATTAGTTCCAGCTCTAACTGCTGAAAAAGATTTGTTATTTTTCAATGACGGAACTGATCAACGGTTTTACGGGCAAATAAAACTAGTAAATGATACTTCATCTATAATTGATGTGACCGATATTATTGGTAAAAAACAGTACTCAATAAAAGTTGGGGAAAAGACGCTGACACTGTCCAACGGAATGAAAATTAAATTTAACGCTGCGGTGACACCAGCAAGTTATATTAACAATTTTTATTATGTTGAAGGAGTTGGAAAATCTATTAGATTAGTCAAAACTGATTTGATGCAAACTCCGGAGTTGGATTTTAAAGGTATTACAACTATTCCGTTTGATATTTATGGTTATAGTATTGACAACTTTGATCAAATTTTAAACGGACCGACGAATCCAGACTATATTACTATCAACAGGTCGTCAGTTGATGCTAATGCGTGGTCAAGAAGTAATAGATGGTTCCACCAAGATATTATTTTGCAATCTGCTATATTTAACAATGTTGACCCTGACTATAATCAAGCACTCAGAGCTACTAGACCTATTATCGAGTTTGACCCAGATTTACAGTTGTTTAACAACGGTAGGATTGGTGGGCATGCCATTGATGTTGTTGATTTTTCCATTACTGATGCGTTGGTATATATTGAAGGCACCATCTCAACATATTTCACTGATCTAAAGTTTTCTGATGGGATGACCGTCATTTTTGCCAATGATAAAGATCCGACCGTAAGAAATAGGATTTATAAAGTAAGGATAGTTTCGGTTAACGATGAAGTAAGAGTACACTTAGTAAAAGTGGGTGATATTTCGCCGTATGATGTAGTTACCCCAAGAATGGGAATAACACTGCCATTGATACCTTTACTAAGCACCACCCCATATGAAGCTACTTATAATCACAATAACCGGCAGATAGATATTACTGCAGTGGGAGCCTCGAATTTTAAAACTATATCTGACATATCCTTAGACGGCGTCATGAGTCCAACGATTGGTATTACGCTTGGCCACAGTTTTTGGTTCAACGGCAACACTTGGACACATGCGCAGCAAAAAACAAATATCAACACCATGCCACTGTTTGATGTTGTGGATGAAAATCTGGTTAGTTTTTCCGATCAAACTGTGTATGCAAACACTGAGTTTGCGGGCTCGCCAATATTTTCTTATACCTTAGGTAGTGGGGTTACGGACTCGGTGTTGGGGTTCCCAATAGCATATCGCAGCATTGCTAATACTGGTGACATCTTGTTTACAAACAATGTTGACGCAGATTCATTCAACTACTTGTCTGGCATTACCACAACTTCAATCAAACTGAATACTGGATTTGTACCAGTTATCGCTTCAAGATTTCAGCTTAATAAGAAAAATGTTTGGGTAACTGAAGATCAAAATACAAAACAATATCAGCTGTTTTCTAATATTTGCGACGGAGTTACATCATATTATGAGATAGATATAACTCCAACTAACCTTACCAATATGCCTTCAGTATTTTTGTATATTAATGGTACGTTGATACAAGAACGCGATTCAGAAAACAATACACAATATGAGATCGTTAAAGTAGGGGATGTTTCTAGTGGTGTTCCAGCAGTGCTGACATTGTATGTAAAATACCCTATCGTAAAAGATGACAGGGTAGATTTTTTAATCTACTCTACTACATCATCTAATATTGGATATTACGAAATACCAGAGAATTTGGAGCTAAATGCACTGAATGAATCTTTTTCGCATATTACGTTGGGACAAATGCGTAAGCATGTCTTAAAAATAGCAGAGAAGTCCCCTGAACTAGTTGGTGTTCCATTGGCAAGCAATAACCTGCGAGATCTAGACATTAAATCTCGTGGTGGGAATATTTTGCAGCATAGTTCTCCGATGATTTACAGTTCATTATTCTTATTGAATGATGAAGTAAGTTTCATGGATAGTATACGTGCTGCACAGTTTGAATATTCAAAGTTTAAATATAAGTTCCTTGAAAATGCTGGAGAAATTGCAGCAAATCGCGGTAATGTACCTGCAACTGTTGACGCTATTATGCTCAAAATAAATGCAGTTAACAATATTCAAATGCCATGGTACTACTCTGACATGGTGCCATATGACCAAAATAAGAAAGTTATCGAGTACACAGTGTTAGCAACTGAAATCTTGGAATACGAAATTCCGACGATATTTGATGACACAAAACTCAGTAATCAAGCAATATTAGTATATGTAAACGGGATTCAGCTGATTAAAAATCATGACTATGAGTTTAGCAAAACTAGGCCGTCTATTGTGTTTAAACACTTGCTTGAATACGATGATGTTATTAACATTGTAATTTATGCTAATACTGATGGTTGCTATGTCCCAGAAACTCCAACAAAACTAGGGCTATACCCCAAGTTTACTCCAGAGATATTTATTGACGACACCTACCTTACCCCTATACAAGTAATTCGTGGGCATGATGGCAGCATAACTCCGGCATTTGGAGATGTTCGCGACAAGTTGCTGCTTGAATTAGAGAAAAGAATATACAACAACATTAAAGCAACATATGACCCGTTAGTATTTGACATTAACAGCATTGTGCCAGAGCGATTCAGGAATACTGGATATATCAAATCAGAATTTGACAATATTATTAGCAGTAGTTATACTCAATGGTTGGGGTCAAACCGTGTCGCTATAACTACAAATGACTGGTTTGATGAAAAAAACTTTTTCACTTGGAACTACTCTAGCAACCGTATTTTCAATGCTGATCTTAGACTAAACAATACTGTATTACCGGGATATTGGAGAGGTATATTTTTGTTCTTGTATGGCACTGACGCCCCGCACACTAGGCCATGGGAATCACTTGGGTTCTCAGAAAAACCTGAATGGTGGGAAACATATTACGGAGTAGCCCCTTACACTGGCGGCAACTTGGTGCTATGGGGAGATCTAGAGCAAGGGTTGATTCGTGAAGGCCCACGCGCAGGCATTAACAAACTGTATGCAAGACCCGGCGTCACTAACATTATTCCAGTCACTGATTCTGGGGAACTACGCTCACCAGTATCGTTTTTGACACATGTGCCTGACACTGGCACTGCAAAAGCTCCATTTAACATGGGTGATGTTGGACCGATTGAATCTGCTTGGAGAAGAAGTAGTGACTATCCTTTCGCAGTGCAGCAAGCGATTGCGTTAATGCGTCCTAGTGTATATTTTGGAAGTTTGGCCAGCATACAAAAATATCGCCGCCACCCAGCAACTAATCAGTTTTTCATTGAAGATACAAAACAAAAAATAACACCATTGGATTTTGTTTTCAACGGTGAAAACATTGACGACACAATAATGCGCAATGCAGGATATACTAACTGGATTGTTGATTATGCTACTAGTCGTGGTGTTAATCCTAGTACGCTACTTCACAAATATGTAGACAGAGTGTCAATCAATCTTGGCTATAAGGTAGCAGGATTCACTGATAAAAACTATTTGAAAATTTATGCTGAGCAAAGTAATCCAAACAGTGCTAATAATTCAGTAGTAATACCTGATGAAAACTACAAGGTATATCTACATAAATCGTCACCAGTATCAGTCATTAACTATAGTGCGTTAGTTATAACCTCTACTCCGGCTGGGTTTACTGTTTCGGGGTATAATGTATCTAACCCAATATTCAAGATTATACCAAGTAATACCGCATCGGCTAAACATACAGTAACAGTTTTAAATTTAGCTGGCACAATTTATGAGGGATGGGAAGATGCAGTAGTAGATATTCCTTATGGACAAGAATTTAGAAATACACAACAAGTTGTTGACTTCATTGTGAGTTATGGTAGATATTTGATATCACTTGGACTCCAGTTTAAAACATTTGATCAATCACTCGGTGAAGAACGAAATTGGGAGTTATCGGTCAAGGAATTTTTAACTTGGGCGCAGCAAGGATGGGGAAATGGTAGTTTACTGGTGCTATCACCATTATTGAATGAGTTTACGGTAATACACCCGGCTGCAGTAGTAGATAAGATTGAAAACTCTAGATTAGGATCTAAGATACTTGACGTTGGATTTAACTTTATCCCGCCTAAACAAAGTTCTATTGTGCGCAATGACGGGGTGTTTTCAATAACTACTCCTGCGGATCGAACCATTGGCCTAGTGTCGTTAGCATTAGTTCAGTATGAGCATGTGCTGATATTTGACAATCAAACTGAGTTTAAAGATATTATCTATGCACCTGCATTGGGAAATCGACAATATAGGCTAAAACTCATTGGCAATAAGACAGATAACTGGACAGGGCAACTAAGCCTTCCAGGATTTATGCATACCAATGCAGATATAGCTGGCTGGGAAGTATTTAGAGATTACAACAAGGGCGAGATTGTTCAATACAAAGGAAACATTTATACGGCCTTGGCTAAGATTCTTGCCAGCGATAACTTTGACTTTACAAAATGGAAGCAGGTGGATTCTACTTTTTTCAAATCTGGAATTATTCCAAATCTGGCATATGGTGCTGGTAGATTTGAAAACATGTATGACATTGATGGGCAGGTTCAAGATAACAACTTAAATTCACTAAGTGATGGCCTAATAGGAAATCAATCTAGAAGCTACCTAATAGATTTGGGTATTTCCCCAACATCTCAATCCAAATTCTATCAAGGATTTATTAAAGACAAAGGCACACATGCTGCTATTTCTGCTTTGGGCGATTTGTCAATAAATCATATCACTGGTAAAATTGCGGTAACTGAAGAATGGGCATTCCGTGTTGGAGAGTATGGTGCTCTTGAAAGCAACCAGTTCCTAGAAGTGCAGCTAGGCGAAGCATTGTTTAAACAAGATCCAGTAGCATTTAACTTGCAGAATCCAGGTGATGAGTTGCAATCTGAAAACTCTGTGACAATGTACTATAACACATTGTATAAAAAGCCGCTAACTTTCAGACCAAACTTCCTAAATGATAGAGATGATTCGGTAAACTCAGAAAACGATTTCCCGACAGCAGGGTATGTTCATTTAGATGACATAGATGCTACAATTTTTGATTTGTCAAACCCAGTCTTCATTGGAGACTTAGCCTCAAAAGTATATAGTGGATTCAAGATTTGGGTAGCTAAAAACTTAGACGGGGATTGGGATGTTTTGCGCGTGTCTGAATCTCAAAGACATATTACTAATGCTGACTATAACTTAGATGGAATTGCCGAGTTTACAACAGATCTACCGCACGAGTTATCTGATGGTGAAGTATTTGCCATTAAAAACTTCTCCACTGATGTTGACAACTTTTACAGGGTATACCGCATCACTAGCATGCATACTGTGTATGCTACGATTTCTTCAAGCCTTGAAGCAACAATGATTTCAACGCCAAATATGGAAGGATACGGAACTCTATTTAAGCTATCGAGCATGCGTATTGACAAGTTGAATGAAGTAGCTAATCTTACTCCAAAATTTGGTTGGAAAGATGGTGACAAAGTATGGGCTGATAAAAATTCATCTGACAGATGGGCAGTATACAACAAAACAAGCCCATGGAAATACTCTTCAGACTTAAATGAGTTAGGGGTCGATAATAAGCCAGTGCCGTTGTCATTAAATGAACAGTATGGGTCCACTATCGCATCAAATGATGACGGGTCTATTGTCATAGTTGGATCTCCTGGCCAAACCGGAAGATTACCGAGGCCATTTATTAAAAACTATCTTGGACTTTACGAAATAAGTCCAGGAACTACTGATACCACGGCATATAACAGCACCCATCGATTTGGAAAATCAATAGCAGTTACTGGAAATTCTGTTGCTATGAGTTCTCACTCCCTGACAGGTGTCAATAATAGTGTTCTTACTTATTTGCTTGATATTGAAGGCACTGGTGTTCAACAGAATACTATAGTTGACCCGCAAACCAATGTAATTAGTGGATTCGGAGACAGTGTACACATCAGTAATGACAGCCAATGGATGTTTGTAAGTTCTCCAAAATCAGGAAAAATATACTGCTACAATAAAAATGTAGTAAATCAATTCACACTATTTTATACTATTACTGGGGATACAGTAGATGGGGAATTTGGTAAATCAGTTGTTAGCAGTGACAACGGCGATATCCTATATGTCGGCGCCCCACAGTCGATGTATAATGTTACCACCCCGTCTGGTGCAGTTTATGTTTATAAAAGAGTAGGACTCGAGTACAACATAAAGACGATAATAATTCCGTCAGACCGTCAAGCTGATTCTAAGTTTGGATCAACATTGTGTTTAACTGTGGATGAGTTATTGATTGGAGTCCCAGGATGGAGTAACACATCTGACAGATATTATTTTGGAGCAGTTTACCGATATTTAACGAGTGATTTATTATCTCCAATTCAAATAATTAAAAAGCCATACAGTTTTGGAATTGAGAATTTTGGGACGAATATTGTTGTAAACCAGGAAACAAAGCAAGTTGCAGTATCGAGTTCTGGAGCATTTAACATAGCAAAAGCATTGCAGGACGGGTCGTATTTTATGCTTGATAGTGGAACCACTACTGTAAGCGATTACGAAAAAAATGCTGGGGCAGTTTATTTGTATGATTTGATCTCAGATAGTATATTACCAGTATATGCGTTTAGTCAAGAATTATCTGGTTCTGGAATTCGTAAGCTAGATAATTTTGGTATGGCCATCGCTTCTGGTGGGAACTTGATATTTGTTGGTTCCCCGAACTACGATTCACATTATGACCCTAACAATGAATCATCAACTTTATTTACTAATGAAGGTAAAGTAGCTATTTTTGAAAATAAATATTTGGCTCAGTCTTGGCAATTGATTAGAAAGCAAGAGCCAAAAGTTGATTATAAATCAGTCACTAGAAACTATATTTACGACAAAAAACAACAGAATATTCTTGCACATTTAGACATATATGATCCAGCAAAGGGTAAGATTCTTGGTATAGCTGAGGATGACATAGAGTTTAAAACATCGTTCGACCCCGCCGCATATAACAACACTAACCCAACTACTGAAATCTATTGCTGGGGAAGTCAACAGGTAGGTAAAGTATGGTGGGATACCGACACTGTTCGATATATAGATTACGAGCAAGGATCGTTAGATTACCGTACTAGAAACTGGGGAAAAATGTTTCCGGGATCGACAGTAGATGTATATGAATGGGTTTCAAGTAAAGTAAAACCGTCAGAATATAGTGGTGATGGCGTTCCTAAATACACCGATGACAGTAAATATGTTGTTCAGATGAATGTCCATCAAGCAACTGGACTAATAACCACATCATACTATTTCTGGGTTAAAAACAAAGAAACGTTTGACTCACTACTACCATTTAGAAATAGTAGCATACTTGAAATATCTAAGTTTATTACCTACCCAACTCAACAAGATATTCCTTACGCTGCTTATATTAAAAACAATGCAGTAGCATTGTTTAACAGCGCAAAATATATTTCAGCTGACTCAACTATTTTCCATGCAGGGTATGATCTGCTCAATACTGACACATTGATTCATAATGAGTTTAAGTTAGTTAATGAATCGGCAATGACAACTGATTTGCCGAAAAACATTGTTGACAAGATGATAGATAGCTTATCTGGCGAAGATCAAGCTGGCAATGTTGTTCCTGATTATAGGTTAGCAGAGGCAGAGAGATACGGCATCTCTATTAGACCGCGTCAAACAATGCTAGTGAATAAACTGCAAGGTGTTAAAAATATTGTTCAGTATGTTAACACTGTACTTAAAGATGTTCCGGCTTCTGAAGAGTTTGATTTAACTCAGTTGACGGCTGCTGATAAAATTCCGTTTACTTGGGACGAGCTAGGGAACTCTATGCTAGTTAACTCATACGAAGAACTATCGTATTTGGATATATCCGCATTGCGGAAACCAGTGTATGCTCCGGCAGCATTAAATGATCCTGATAATATGGCAATGCTCAAGTTGTCATCTGGGCAAAGTATCCTAGTTATGGCTGACAATAACTTTGATAATGAATGGACTATTTATGAAATTGATTACGAAAAGAATGACCTCGGAGTATTAGATCAAACCACGCCTGTATTTAAACTAGCTAGGATGCAAAGTTATCGTACGGCTGATTATTGGAACTATACAGACTGGTATTTGCCTGTGTATGACTTTACGGCAAAGCCAACATATACAGTTGACACCATTAAAGACATGGCTAAGTTAACCTTAGCTCCGAACGATACTATTCATGTGCGAGATAGTGGTGGGGGCAAGTTTAAAATATTTGCAGTTAATAACGATCTATCTACCACTGTAGTAGGGATTCAAAACGGAACTATCCAATTATCCGACGCACTATGGTCACACAATACTAACAAAATCGGCTTTGATAACGATAACTTTGATTCAGTTAAATTTGATTTAAATCCTAGTGTAGAACTTAGAAACATACTGTACGCATTACGAGATTCAATATTCGTGAACACTCTGTCAACAGAGTTTACAAAAATGTTCTTCATGATGCTGCAATACATTCTGTCCGAGCAGCGACTGGTTGATTGGGTATTTAAATCTAGCTTTATTTCAGTACTTCATAACTTGCGCCAACTTGCGCAATACCCTAGCTATGTGCGTGATAATCAAACATACCTTAGTGATTACATAAACGAAATAAAACCGTATCGGACTAAAATACGTGAGTTTGTCACACAATATGACGGCAATGACATTGGAAACATTATTTCAACAGATTTTGACTTGCCGTCATATTATGATGCAGACTTAAAAACATGGCGCAGTCCAAACAATGAACATGCTAGGGATGCTGGTATCATTGCGTCAAGAGATGAATATTTGGCTTGGAGGACCAATAATACATATCACATACAATCTGTAACTGTTGAGACTCCAGGCATTGGATATATAGTCCCGCCTACCCTAACGGTCACTGGGGGTGGTTTGCCTGACGGTGATACTAGACACGCAAAACTTACTGCGGTGGTGAGTTTTGCGACTGGTACGGTGTTAAGGGTAAACGTTGACTCCCACGGATCTGGATATACCTCTAGGCCAACCATCGTTGTCACTGGTGGTGGTATTGATAACAGCAACATTGAAGGCGGCGTAGCAACATGCTATGCTGTTATGGGCAATAGCAATGTCAGAACCTTTGACACTGTAATTAAATTTGATAGGGTAAGCTATTCAACAGATATTACACCATGGCAGGCAAACACGGATTATAACACCAACAACTATGTCACATTTCAGCATGTAGTTTACCAAGCCATTGACAGCATTAACAGTGGTGATTTCTTTAATATAACTCAGTTTACGAAAGTGGCTGATCATGGGTTATCTACAGCGGTAGACAGATCTTCAGCATATTATCAACCAACACCAGGCATGACTCCAAATATTCCAGAAAGATTGTTTGCCGGCGTTGACTACCCAGGAAACACTATTGACGGGAACAGACTGGATGAGGAGGATTATGACACAATTATTGAAAGCTACTTTACAGATTTGGAGCTAGGAACTGACACAGATTATAGCAGCATAGTTGACAGCGGTAAGTTTATTTCAGCGTACACGAGTCACGCACCTGAGGAAATGCTGCCAGGTATGATGTATGATACTCTTTACATCACTGTTATTAATAAAGATACCGGAACACTACCTCCAGTTGGGTTTAGAATCTCATCAGGAATGATACAAGATTACTTTACCTCGTTTGATATTGATTCTACAACTATGTTTGACGGATCTAGCGAGAACTTTGATACAGCACTTACTACCTTTAACGAGCTGCATACTGAGTTTGATGATGGGTTGGCAACTTTTGACCGTAAACCAATAAACTGGGATATTACTCGGGTTAGTGAGAGTAACACAACCGTGTTAACTGAACCTTTAGTATGGCCACCAGTTGACGCGAACCCAGTGATTCATGTAGCTGATGTATCAGCACTGCCCATTCCTAGCTTGCTGCTTAGAAAACCTGGTGTGATTTACATTAACGGTGAAAGAATAACCTACTACACCATAGATTCAGTGACTAATACACTGGGACAACTACGCCGTGGTGTCGCAGGAACAGGCATCGGGGCTGAATATCCAGTTGGGGCAAAGGTGTCTGACATCAGCGTAGAGCAGCAGTTGCCAGCAGGATCAGCCACTAAAGCCTGGTATCCGGCATTATCAGGTGTTGGGATAACAGGATACACCAATGATGGAACTGGCTTGATGCGTCAAACATCACCACAGACAGCATTCCTTCAACAATCTCCAGCTGGCCCAGTATCAATATCAGTGTGAAACCGCGGATAAATAACAATATGAATACTCAAAAAAAATCACCGTTAACTGAAGATAACAAACATTCATTGAAAACTCCTATTCGGAATGAGAAGAAGCCAGATGTTATTGCTGGGTTAAATGTTGAGGATATGATTAAAGTGTATGATCCAGAATCTGGCAAAGTTATTATAGAAGGCAGGGCATAAAATGAATGACTGTTTTGGAATTACGCTAGAAGGATTTGTGAAGATTACTGACCCAACTACTAAGGAAGTTTTGGTCGATCGTAAAAATAGCATTCATTACGAAAACTTTTCTGAAGCATTGGCTTATAGTGTTGCTAACAAAGGCGATGCGTATATGTATACTATGGCGTTTGGTAATGGTGGGACTAGCGTTGACCCAACAGGAGTTATTACTTATTCACCCCCAAACTCTGTAGGATCAACCGCTAAGTTATATAATCAAACATACCAGAAAATTATTGACGACTCTAGCGCAAACAATGTTGACCGCGCCAGGAACAGAATGGAAATTAGGCATACTCCAGGTGCTATATACACTGATGTTTTTATAACTTGTCTACTAGACTATGGTGAACCCGCTGGTCAAGCAGCATTTGACAACAGCCAAAATTTAGAAAGCACATATGTTTTTGATGAGCTGGGAATTCGCGGGTATGATAAGGCAACCAATACTTACAATAAGTTACTCACTCATGTAATTTTTCACCCTGTTCAAAAATCAGCAAATAGATTGATCCAAGTGGATTATACCATACGCATCAGTTCGCTAACTAATTTAAGCAATATCGGATAATACTATGGCATATGATATTACATACACGGATGGAAGACGCTACACTACACTAGGTGAGGGAGCTCTTGACACTACATTAGGTATTTCACTTATTGGTCAAAATTTTCACAATTATGGACAGCTGATTGGAAATAACTTTCTGCGATTACTTGAGCATCATGCCAATACGACAGCACCCACTTTCCCAATTGAAGGGCAACTATGGTGGGACTCGGGTAATAAGCAACTTAAAGCGTTTAACGGAACTGAGTTCAAAATCATTTCGAACTTACTTATTACATCGTCGGCCCCTCTAACCGCTAAACCTGGTGAATTTTGGTGGAACAATAGTGATCAGCAGCTATATGTATTTAACGATGCTGCCGAATGGGTGTTGATTGGCCCAGGAAGTAAAGCTGGTGATATCAACACAACTTTCGAAGCTCACTCTTTAATTTCCAATGATAGCATAACTCACCAAGTAGCTCAACTTAAAGTTGGGGGTAATATTATTTCGGTATTAAGTAGAGATGCTGAGTTTACATTAAATGGAAACTACCTCGGCCTTACTACAATTGTCCCTGGTATAAATTTAGTTTCTGGTATAAAAATTCAAGGTACTGCTACCAATGCTGACAACTTATCAGGACTTTCTGGAGCAGATTACATTAACAAGTTTACTCCCAATGTAGCATTTACTGGTAATGTTAGCGCGAACTCACTTCAAGTAAGCTCAGCAGCACCGCTAAAACTGGAAAGCGTGGGTAACGATAAAAGCATTACAACACTGCTTGGAGATTTAGCTATTTCCAATACTGCTGGTACACTGATGTTTGATTCTCATACTAATCAAGTAACACTAACCTCGCCGCCACCTACTAGTCCGGATTCTCTTATAACAAAACAATATTTAGATCTTTCAACATCAGCAGTTACTACACAAATTACTAGCGATACTAATGCTAAAATATCTAACTTAGTTAACGGCGCAACTCTTAATACTTTGCGTAAGCTGTCTGACGCAATTAATAATGACGCGAACTATTTTGCAACTGCTGCCAACTCTTTGCTTGGTAAAGCTAATATTAATAGTCCAAACTTTACTGGCTCTCCCACTTTAGTAACTCCGCTATCAATAACTGATAACTCAAACAAACTTGCTACAACTGCATTCGTAAAATCAGCAGTATCTGATGTAGTTGGTTCGCAGGGAGTTACATTTACTGCTGCAAACTCTACTCTTATTGCTCCATCCGCTGACGAAGCACTGGTTTTTAACGGTGATAAATGGGTTAACAAAAATATAGACTCTACTATTACTTCTAAAATAAAATCGTTTTATGGAACTCCAGGCGATATTGAGTTGGCACTAGTTGCAGGATCAAGTTCGGTAACATCGGGTGGTGATGTGGTGGTTAGTTTAGCTAACTCATCCGTTGTTGCTGGCGAGTATACAGCTATACAGAAAATTACGGTCGATCCGAAAGGGAGAGTAACACATATTACAGCGTCGGTTCCTAACCTAAACAACCCAACATTAACTTCTAAAGTTTATGACTCAACTACATATACTAGTTGGTGGGATAATAGTGGAGCGATTAGTGTTGGGGCAACCCATTGGAATGACAACAATTTAAATTATACTAATCAGTTTATTGATTCGACTAGCATGACATACAGAAATCATCCTTTTTATCAATCAACTGCAGTTGGCGAGGTTAAACGATATTTTTCAACAATTTGTTGCCCGGCATACTATGAATTTAAATGTGATCAACCTACTAGGGTGGTTATTTACAACTCATCATTAGTAGCATTGTCTAATTCGGTCCCGTTCAGTATTGCTTACTATTTAAAAGTAGAGCAGTTAAACGCTGCTACTGGTATTTGGGAAGTTTATAACACTCATGAAAATAATGCATGGGTAACTGTAACAGATAGCACCGGACAGTTGAACGGGGTCAAAAATGTGTCGACGGTAACGT